AAAATGGGCGTTTGAAATGAGAAAAGGTGTAATTACCAAGTGTGTAATAAGAATATCAGTGTGTAAATTATTTGAGTTAAATGCCTTAACTACTTCCATAATTATCTTAATGTGTAATTAGTTATAATACATGTCTTTATATTATTTTTACGATATATTAATATAAAAATTTACCACTTCGTCTTCTTCACGCTAATTTTAGGCCCCGCCCCTCTTTTTTTGGCATTATTTGGGTCATATTGTTCCTCCTCGTCGTCTGACTGTATATCTTTGGATAAATTCCAGAATTCAACACTTCCCAACTTGAAATCGTTGTGACTGTCTGCCTTGTACCAGAAAACTTGCTCCTGTAAACGATTCGACTTGGCGTTGTTGTTGATGACCAAACACTCGTAGTTTTCCGTGCACTGATCCATCACTTGACAAAAGGACTCAAAAGTAGGAAACATTCCTGCATAATTATCGTAAATACGCTTTCGATTGGCGATGTACGGTTCTCTCAAAATAAAGACGAAATCTATATTGGTTCTCAGGGTGGGGGGCACGCCAAGCGGATATTGCATTGTTATGATTAACATTATCTTCCAGTGACGGCCATTCATAAAAAGCAGCCTCATCATCTTGTCGCGAGTCCAAGTGGCATCATAAAGACAATCATCTAAAATGACAAAGGCGCGAGGATCAATCGAACTTTTCTTGTACGTTTCGATTTCTTTCTTAATTTGTTTTAGAACCGACTTTTGTCGTTTTAGAACGTTTTCGATAATGGCGGTGTTGTATTCATTATGGATAAAGAGTTTAGGCACTAGTTTTCCGTAGAATCCGTTACCTTCTTCCGTTCCGGAGATGACGACGCCGATGGGAATGTCTTGGTGATAATAGAGTAAATCACGAACCAAAAAAGATTTACCGGTGTCTCTTCTGCCGATGAGAACAACCACTGGTCCTTTAGATTCATTTGGTTTGAAACTAATGCTTTTCATATCAAATTTTCTTAGTTCTAAACTCATTTGAATAAACTTTAGAAAATATGTTTTGTGTGAACGACGCACCTTTTCTCTCGAAATCCCAAAAAAATCTCCAAAAAATCCCCAAAAAATCCCCATAAAATAAGTTTAAAATGAATAAAAATAGATATTGGATAGTATTATATTCTTTAATCAATGTCACTTCACTATGAAAAAAGGAAAAACCAGGAAGTCTTTTCCCAATTCAAAGAAGAAAAATATTTGGATTTGAGAGAAATTCAAAATTATGTTCCTCTTTACAATAAATTGTTCATGTTGAACGAGACAAATTACAATTCCATTAATTTAAACCACGAGTGGTACATTCATTCTTTGAAAAAAGAGGTGGCGAACAAGGAGAAAAAGACGAAATTATACAAATGTGAGTTGAAGAACATTCACAATACTTCCAGAACGAAAAAACAAAATGTTTTTTTCAAATTGGCGCCGTTGATTGACCCCGTGAAATTTATGATTGGCAAATATGATATCAAAGAAGAGAAATGGTTTCAATTGCCCAAATGGAATAAAGATGAAAATTCAAAGATTCATTCGAGATTGCTAGATGAGAATCACTGTGCATATGTGGACAGTTTTTTCTCTTTTCTCTCGAATTCGCTTATTGAAAAGTACAATTTCCAACACGGAATGGGTTTTTATGGTTCCTTTTTGGCGATAAAACAAAACTACAAGGTGAATGTGATTGACGATTTGGATTATTTGTGTAAATCCACTTATTTCAATCAACACAAGAACAAACTCTTTCAAATTGATGATTATTATCATTTAGTGAATTATGAAGAAGATGCTAAAATGAAACCGATCAAAATCGATTATTCCACAAGTAAAAAATCGAACATGTCTATTAAATCGATCAAAAACGATTTGTTTGAGGATATTTTTGAAGAGGATATACAAGAGAACACCCCGAATGTAGACAATAATCAAACTGATAAAAATGAAAAAGAAGACACTGCAACCACAACTCATTATACGCTGGACGATTTGAAGGAATATGACTTGCCTTTTCCATTTTCAGGAGAAACAATAGAGAAAAAATCGACGGATGACGAAAAGGTTACGATTCAATCGGGGTCCAGTTGTTCTTCGAGAACATCGTATACAAACGAAAGCGAAGTTGAGAACGACACTTCATCCGACCCAGAGACGGGGAACAACACCTCGAGTGCTACTTCGTCGGTATGGGAGGACGAGGACGAGGAGGAGGACGAAGATGAAAAAATAGAATCCACCTTTGAAAAATTCCCGGTACAAGTCATCTGTATGGAACACTGTGAAAATACATTCGATTCACTTATTCTCAACGAGGAATTATCCCAAGATGAATGGGTCTCCGCTCTCATGCAAATCATAATGATTTTGATTGTCTACCAAGATGCATTTTCTTTTACACACAACGATTTACATTCAAACAATATTATGTTTATTGAAACCGACGAGCCTTACCTCTACTATTACTTTCAAGAGAAATATTACAAGGTTCCCACTTTTGGTCGTATTTACAAGATTATTGATTTTGGGAGAGCCATTTACCAATTTCACGGAAAAAGATATTGTAGCGACAGTTTCCAGTCTGGAGGAGATGCAGCTACGCAATACAATACCGACCCCTACTTCAACGAAAAGAAACCGAGATTAGAGCCCAATTATAGTTTTGATTTGTGTCGGCTGGCGTGTTCTATTTTTGATTATTTGATTGAGGATTTCGAGGAATTGACAGAAATTATTGAGGAAAATCCAATCGCTCAACTTATTGTGGATTGGTGTATCGACGATAATGGGTTGAATGTGTTGTATAAAAATAACGGATTGGAGAGGTACCCCGATTTCAAATTGTACAAGATGATTGCTCGTTGTGTTCATAATCATACGCCTCACGCTCAATTGGAGAGAAATTTGTTCAAATCATACATTACAACGAAAGATAGGATTGAGTCTTTAGAAAAGGTCTTGAATATCGATGAAATTTCGCAATTGTAAATCTACAAAAACCTTCCCAAAAAACCTCCCAAAAACCTCCAAAAAACAAGTCGTATTTTTTTCAAATCAAAAACATTATTGTATTATATAAATAATCATATCAATTATAATAAATAGACAAACAAAATGTCTTATGGATTTATTATACTAAGACATGTGAATAGTGAAACTACAAATCATTACTGGAATGAAGCTGTAATTTCAATTCGCGTCCTTTACTCAAAAGAAATTAAAATTGTAGTGATCGATGATAATAGTAAAGAAGAATTCGTAAGAGAATTTGTTCCTTACGAAAATATAGAATATGTTCAAAGTGAATATCCGCAAAGAGGGGAGTTACTGCCTTTTATTTATTATCAACGCAATAAATACTTTGACAACGCGGTTATTATTCACGACAGTATTTTTATCAAGAGAAAAATAAATTTCAAAAATTTTGTAAACTCGGGGATGAAAGTTGTTCCTTTTTGGCATTTTCAATACGGTAAAGACGAAAATGTCTTGAACACGCTACGAATATTGAAATCGATGAGAAATACACAAATTATGCAAAATAATTTAATGAATACGAAAAATATAGAAGTTTTAGGCATGAAAACAGACAGTTATTGGGATGGATGTTTTGGAACTATTTGTTTTATCAATCATGGTTTTTTGAATTATTTAGAAACAAAGTATCATTTTTCCAATATGATTCATCATGTAAAAAACAAAAGTGACCGATGTAGTTTAGAAAGAATTATCGGAATCATGTTTTTTATGGAATATAAATATTTGAAAAGACAATCTTCTCTTTTTGGTAATATTCATGATTATCGAAAAGGTGACTACGGGTGGGGATATACTTATGAACAACATCGTAATTATATTAAAAAACACAATCAATCTATAGTTCCTGTTGTAAAAGTGTGGTCTGGGAGATGATTTTCATTTACTAGAAAAATCTAAAACATTATATGTGATTCAAGAATTCAAAATCACATGTAAATATAGGTTAAACTAAATAACACAAATCGTAAAACTAAAATCCAGGATTGTCGATAAACACCGTTGGATTTGTCACGGCGACACCGCCCTCTTGAATGACAGGTTTTAATTGTTCGATAATGAAATTACCAGAAATCACGCTAAAATAAACCAACAAGGAATCGCGAATCAGTAGTTTCAAAGGTTTACTTTCCTTGTCTACAAATCGCATTTCGATAAATTTGACTAAAAAGAAAATAATTGAAATAATAGCGGCAACGATAAAAATATTTTTCATTCTTTTTGTCTATTTTTCTACAAGTAAGTTTCTTATTGTAACTCTTATAATAAGAAAGAATATTCTAAAGTTGATGCATTTTACGCAATTCTATAAATAAATTAGTTACATTCAAGCCAACACTTCAATATCATCCAATAACAAATCGGGTAGAATAGACATTTCATTCGCGTCTATATTGTGAACATCTAAATTGTCCAGTTGTATAGATTCTTCAGAAATTTTCAACTTTGGATTTGAATCGTCCTCTTCTTCCAATTTTCGTTGGGCATTACGAATCGCGCTGATTTCCTCTAATCGTTGAATACTCTTTGGAGCGTCGATTGTTTGTTCCTTGTTGTTTCCGTCTCTCACATAATCCAAATTGTTGAATTGAATTGTGGATGAAGGTTCGGTAACAACAGACATCGTTTCGAGTTGTTTTACTTCTTTGACTTCACCAGTTGACCCACCAGTTGACCCACCAGTTGATTCAACCCTGGATTCACCCGTTATTTTCTCCGGTTCTTCACTAATAATCTGTGATTTTCCAACACCCTCCTTCACAACAGGTTCTTCAATCACCTGTTCTTTAATTTCTTCAACAACATCTTCCTCTACCGTTTCATCCATGTAGGCCTGTAAGATAGACTCAACGGGTATACTTTCTCTCACGGTGTTCAAAATAGATTCTTGAACTAGAATCTCCATCTCCCTAAAATATTTCTGTTTCTGTAATGCAGGAACGTCCATTTCAAAGAGATACACATTCTTGTATATTTTTCTGGCAACTTGAATGTATACTTTGTGAATAAAATCGTCTAATTTGGGAATGTTGATGTTGATCTTTTTCTGTTTGTTTCCCGCCCGGATGGCCGTCAATATTTTCAATTGAATAATGTGAACACAAGTAACCAAATCTTCTAAATATCCACACCCACTTTTTTCTACAATACGGATTCTCTCATTTTCAATAATGGAAGCGTTCCATTTTGGAATTCGTGTAATAAAATTCTGGAAAGTCATTAAATATTTATCCAGTTCACCGTTTTCTCTACACAACTTGTATGCCTCGTCGAAAATAGAGCGTAACCCTTCGGTAACATGTGGCGTTAATATAGTGAGTAATCTGGAACACCATTCGTTTTTACTCTCGTGCAAACTAGAAAGTTGAAAATCGTCCATGTTTCACGCTGTTTCTTGTTTGTACCGAATTCTATATAAAGGAAATATTTTCAAGACTGTAATCTAAACTCAAAAAGATGAAATTCAAAAAAAAGAATATAATTATTTTTTCGTTTCTAAATTCTTTTTTTATTTTGTGAAAATGAAAGAGCAACTCGTTTTTTTTGGTTTCGTTCATGTTTTTGAATAGTGTAGTCGTATCCAAATTTTCTTTTTCGAGAAGTCTCATAATGTCTAATCCGCTATACCCCTTTTCATATATTTTCACAGAATGACTTATCAAATCACTCACCTTTTCCTGATTGTTTTTGTCGTTTTCTTTCTTTTTCCCCTCATTCCCCCCCTCATTCCCCTCCTCATTCTCCCCCACACCATATTGAAAATGTTTCTCGAAATACTTTTTAAGCCAATCGTTTTGAAGTGTTTTTACTTCCTTGAAATGAAAAGTGTCATTCAACTGTGATGTATACAATTGAATTGTTTTTTCTCTATGATTCGTCGGCTCAGGAATATAAATTTCACAAAATCTGGACAAGATAGGTTTTAATAATTTGTACTTGTCCTCCACCACAATAAAGAATCGTGTCGTATGATTAAACAATTCAATACATCTTCGTAGTGCAGACTGTGCATCAATCGTGAGTTTGTCGCCATTCAACAAAATGATACTTTTGAAATTGTTTCCTCCGTTCGAACAAATATGCATTTTGGAGAAAAATTTCAACTCGTCTCGAATGAATTTAATTCCCTTTCCATGTGCACAATTTACATACATGACAAACTTTTTGATTTTGTCTTTATCGTTGTCATATATCAACTGAATAAATTGATTCAAAATCGTTTTTTTACCAGAACCACCGGGACCGTGAAATAATAGATTGGGTATTTTGTGATTTTCATGGAAATATTTTAATTTTGTATGAATCGAATCGTGTATATTTTTTGACATTTTCAAAAATCAAAAATCAAAAATCAAAAATCAAAAATCAAAAATCAAAAATCAAAAT